GCTCCGACCATTGCCAGAAATGTTGTCAATGTCACAGCGCTTCCGAGAATCAACGACAACAAGGTACAGGCATCCGCAATCAGTACAGATACGATTTATTCTTCGTTCTTTACTGCTGTACCTGAAGCAGCTTAAAAACTAAAGGAGAAGGTATATGAGGAAAACAATCAATATCGCAGGCAAGGATGTGGCGCTTAAAGCTACCGCATCTACTATCCGGAAATATAGGGCATGGTTCGGCCGTGACCTTCTGGCTGATTTTCAAAAGATCCAGAAGACATCTGTTGAAAGCACTGACGTGACTTCAGAAGTTATCGATATTATCGAATATTTGACATACACCATGGCCAGACAGGCAGATCCGTCAATTCCGGAGATCGATGATTGGTTGGATTCCTTCGAAACATTCCCCATTCAAGATTTTGTACTCGAAGTGGTCACTCTTTGGGCTGACTCGCTTCAAATTAAAATCGAATTAAAAAACGTGTAAGGCCGTCGGCTCGTCCGGAGTCTACGGCCTTGTTTTTATTAAGATGCATTCAAATAGGCCTGTCCATGGCAGATCTGGAAGAGCTGACGATGGGCATGGTCTACGAAATATTTATAGAAAAAGCAAACGACAATTACGAATGGGATGAACTCGCAACAGCCGAGGACATCGCAAACTTTTAATTAGGAGGCAGTATGGCAGGCAATCGTATCAAAGGCTTAACAATCGAGATTGGTGGCGATACTACCAAGCTCAGCGACTCTCTCAAAGGTGTAGACAAGTCGCTCAAAGATACACAAACACAATTAAAGGATGTAAACAAATTACTCAAGTTAGATCCTAAAAATGTAGATCTGTTAAAGCAGAGGCACGAGCTTCTCGGCAAGGCTGTCACAGACACCAAGAAGAGACAGGAAGAACTCAAGAAAGCACTTGAACAGCTGAAGGATGCCGGAAGCACCGAAGAGAACAGAAAGCAACAGGATCTCTTGCAGAGAGAACTGATCGAGACCACCGATCAGCTGGACAAGCTACAGAAAGAATACGGCAACGGTCTGACTCCTCAGTTGCAAGCCGTCAGCGCAATCTCCGGGGAAGTGGCAGAGAAAACCAAAGGGATCTCTACTGCTGCAGGTGTTGCTGCAGGTGGTATGCTTGCGATGGCTTACAATGCAGCGACAACTGCGGATGATCTGCTGACACTGGCAAATACATCGGGATTCTCTGTGGAAGAACTGCAGAAGCTCCAGTATGCCTCTAGCTTTGTCGATGTCAGCATGGAAACCATGACGGGATCCGTTACCAAGCTGACGAAGAACATGGCTTCAGGCAATAAAGTTTTCGACCAGCTCGGCATCTCGATCACAGACCAGAACGGCAACATGAGAGACGCCACCGATGTGTGGTATGAAGCTCTCGAAGCACTCGGCAAGGTTGAAAACGAGACCGAAAGAGACCAGCTCAGCATGGAACTGTTCGGTAAGTCTGCGATGGAAATGGCGGGCATTGTCGACGATGGCGGAGCGGCTCTCAAAGCACTCGGAGAAGAGGCAGAAGCAACAGGCAACATCTTGTCAAAGGATGCGGTCGAGGATGCGGTCGCTTTCAACGATCAGATCGACGAGCTGAAGGGTAAAGCGACAATGGCCTTCTTAGAGGCAGGGGCGGCACTGGCTGACACTTTGGTACCGGCACTGGAGTCGCTTGTGGATGTGATCACCTCGGTGCTCTCATGGTTCGGCAATCTGGACGGCTCGACACAGGCGTTTATCTTGACGGTTCTCGGACTCGTGGCGGCGATCTCGCCGATTGCAGGCATTATCTCAACAATCACAGGAGTGGCGGCCGCTCTGAATGTCGCCATGTTGCCGATGATCGGCACGATTGCAGCTATAGTCGCCGGAGTTGCGGCAGCGGTTGCGATCGGTGTTGCTTTATACCAGAACTGGGACACCATCAAACAAAAGGCGGGAGAACTAGCCTCAAGCATTAAGCAGAAATTTGAAGACATTAAGACATCAATTTCAGACAAGATCGAGGCGGCGAAGCAGACCGTGCACGATGCAATCGAGAAGATCAAAGGCTTCTTCAATTTCTCGTGGAGCTTGCCAACGCTGAAGATGCCACATTTTAAGATGGAAGGATCCTTTTCGCTGATGCCTCCATCCGTTCCTCATCTGAGCGTCGACTGGTATGCAAAGGCCATGAACAGACCGATGCTGTTGGACGGTGCTACCATCTTCGGAGCGCGAGGAAACACACTGCTAGGCGGCGGAGAAGCAGGCAAAGAGGTCATACTTGGACTGGACAAGCTGAGAGAGTATGCTAGAGGAACGATGAACTTTAACGTGGTAATCAATCAGCAACCTGGTCAAAGCGCAGAAGACCTCGCAAAGGTGGTATCACGTCAAATCCAGAAAGACATCATGAATAAAAAGGCGGTATGGCAATGACAAGAAACAGCTTAATCTTTGGCGGAGTCAATTCCGCCGATTATAACGTATGGATCAGCGGTGCAGACTCTTACTCAGCTCCGGAGCGTGATGTCGAGGTGGTGTCCGTTCCTGGAAGAAACGGCGATTTAATTATCGACAATGGCAGATGGAACAACATTTCCATCACTTATCCGGCATTCATTCCGAAAGGGTTTGAAACACAGTTCGATTATTTCCGATCTGCAATCTGCAGAAAGACAGGCTACGAGAGGCTCGAGGACACATACCATCCGGATGAGTACCGCATGGCAAGATTAGCGGGCGGTCTCAGTCCGAGCAAGGTCGGCGCATTCCTCAGAAACGGGGATTTCTCCCTGACTTTCAACTGTAAACCTCAGCGCTTCCTTAAGATCGGGGACGAGCCGGTCCAGATTCTGATCCCTTTTGTATCGGCAGGCAAGATCGAAAGCTACTACATACCGGCATACGAAGACGGAAAGCTCGATTTTGAAATCCACTGTGTGCCGACCGATACGCTGACAGTGGTTGTCAAAGAGTACGACAGCTCCGGGACAGAGACAGACAGCACTTCCTTCACATGCTCAAATGGTGATACAGAAAGTGTAGACACCATAGAAGACAGATACTACAGGATCTTAGTCTCAGGCATATCTTTCGCTTCGTACATCGACGAGACATATGTCAGAGTGCAGATGATCGCCAAATACGAAAATGCTCCTGTGGAAGTCAATGCGGTGTTAGCACGTTCATGGTGGCTCACAAATCCCACCGGCTATTATGCCAAGCCGATGATTGAAATGTATGCGAAGCGTGTGCCATATTTTGCAATCAGAAACTATGTCAATGGTGAAGAAAAAGACTTTTATTCTTTCTATTCATCTGAGACCACTGCAGACCGCTTATATCTGGATTGTGATCTGCAATATATGTATGATGATGATCGCACCAATCTGACGAACTATTTGACGCTCACCAATGCCATAAGCGCAGTCGGTGAAGGCATGGTCTTCCCTCGGCTGGGAGAAGCAGACATCTGGCTTTATATCTATGCTCAGACTATTGTTCCTAGCATCGATGATGGCATGGGACTGGTCTGTGTATATCCAAAGTGGTGGCGCTTATGATTCCGAGACTTTTTGACAAAGACGAGACGGACTTCACCACATACGGCCTCTGCCCTTTGGCTGACTCGATTGACTGCAAGGTCACGGAAGTCAGAAAGGGCGAGTACATCCTCGAGATGGATTATCCCAGGGACGGACAGTTTTCGGATCTGATTGCCATTGACCGGATCATACTTGCCGATCCCGCAGACAATAAAAGGGCTCAGCCTTTCCGGATCAGCGAAGTCAGCTATGACATGACTGGCAACATTACGATACAGGCAAAGCATGGAAGCTATCAGCTGAACAGCATGATCGTCGGTGCAAACAGCAATTCGCCCGGGACAAACAATCCGAGCGTATTCTGGAGCACCGAGGTCTCGCATCTGCTGAGCACGAGCAATCCGTTCACGTTCTGGACGGACATCACAGGCGGATCGGTCAAGGCATTCGGATGCGAAGAGCCTACACCGCTCAGGACACTGCTCGGAGGCATGGAGGGATCCATGATCGATCTTTTCGGCGGAGAGCTGGAGTTCGACCGATACGATGTCAAGCTGTGGCAATCTAGAGGCGCAGACAACGGGGTGAAGATTGCATACACGAAGAACTTGACCGGTCTCGAGTATGACATCGACATGTCCGATGTATTCACCGGAGTAGTCGCATTTTACAAAGACCAGGACAACTATGTAGAGTCCGATCTGCAGACCGTTGCGAGCACGTACGGCTATTCCCACGACATTGCGGTGGATGCTTCAAGTGACTTCGATGACACGCCCACAAAGGCACAGCTGAACACCTGGGCGAGCAATTACCTGGCATCGCATCCAAGCACTCCGAGCGTATCGGTGGAAGTGCAATTTGTACCACTGTGGCAGACGGAAGAATACAAGGATTTCTACGGTCTCGAGCACGTTTCTTTATGCGATACGGTCGAGGTGGTCTATCCGCCCTTAGGCTTGGATCTGAAAGCCAAGGTCGTGAAAACGGTCTACAACGTATTGGCTGACAGATACGAAGAAATAACAATATCCACAATAAAGCCGACACTGGCAGATACAATATTTTCTTTGATGGAGGACAAACAATGAGCATCACAAGAGATTTTAAACTAAGTCTTGTAGCGGGCAGATCCGTCCCACTGGTCATTAATGCCAACCAGTACGACGATGGCGAGATCTGGCGCTTCACGCTTCTGGACGAGAACGGGCAGAAGTACTCACCGTCAACAGGCTCGATCATCGGGCTGAAGTCTGACGGGCATATTATCGCCAATGCCGGCACGGTATCG